GTGTTTCGCTATCAGCGGCTTGAGCATTGATGATGTCTTTGACCGATAGCGGTGTAAAGTTTGCTGATAGTGTGTGGGTGGGCGTCCATGATGTGCTACTGCTGCCACCCATTGGTGACGATGTGATAACAGGCTCGTACACAGTCACGCGATTACGTAAGGCGCTGGCTTTCATAATCATCCTTATGTCACAGTTGGCTTACGGTACGTATAAAGCAGAGACACGACCGGCGCTGGTAAGTAGTTGCCATTGGTGGGTGTGTCTTTGTCTGGGCTGCGATTCTCGTCAAAGTAGCCGACCATCATTAGCATTGCGACTTTGATATCGTCAGTGCCGGTCGCTGGTATATCTTCGGTTATATAACGCTTTATCGCTGACTCAGCAGCTTTGATATACATTGTTAGATTTGAGTTGTTAGCATCATCGTCATAGCGCAGATGATGCTTTACTTCTTCAAGCGTTACCCAATCCATCATCATCTCCTTTCGGTTCTTCAGTAGTTGGAGTAGGCGCAGGAGCCTTGGCAAATGGGTCATCACTACTATCACGCTTAGCGATGGCGGCAAGGCTAAAGTTTTGCTGCTGAATCATTGGGCTTTCACCACCAGGTACAGGACGCAAGCCCACTTTAGCGCGTGCTTCATTAGGTGACATGATTGCGCCTTTAACACCTTTATCTAAGTAATCCATTTGACTACCAGCGTCCATACGCAATAGCGCGTCAAGACAAAATTCAACTTCGACACCGTCTTCTAATTGCAAATGCTGATTGAGTAAGTTTTCAATGCTCTCAATATAGTGCTGCAAGCAGTCGCTATAATAGATATCGTTATGATCACTTACTTTGCCCGCCGGTATTGGCGCAAGCCCTACCTTAAAAGCAGGTACACTAAACGCTGTACAGATGATTTCACCAGACATTTTCAGTTGCTCAACGAGCTGGGCATCATGCGCTGGTACCGACATTGAAGTGTAAGTCATCCCATCGCCCAATACCGCTGTACCGCCGCGCCCTTTTCCCGAATATTTTTCATGCCATCTATCTTGTAGTACTTTCGCATCAGCAGGACTAATACTACCCGGGGCGGTTAATAGTCCAGATGGGCGTGATTCATTTTGAAAGAAAGCTTGCGCGTTGCGCTGAATACTAATGCCTTGACTGGCTGATAACGCGCAAGCTGTAATAGGGGATAAGCCAACCAGCGGATGATAGAAACAGTTAAAACGATCATGGATAATTTCAGACGCAGGGAACACAACATCTTCAGATAAATCAAATAGACGATCCTTTCGCACCTGATAAAACACATTGCCATTAGGATCAACTAATGGCTTAGTACGTTCAGAGTTAAGTATTTGATATTTCCATACTTCGCCGAATATATTACGAACCTTCCAGACATAAGTGTTGCCAGTTGTTGCTTTACTTGTTGCCCACGCTTCAGCAAACTGCTGCCAGTTTTGAAACTCATTTGGTTTGGCCAACAGATTTTTTACGTTGCTGTCACAGTCTTGGCTAACACCGTCAATCTTTTTTTTGGTCTTGATTTTAAGTTTGCCGATGTCACGTGTAATGAGTGACACACAAGCAAACACAGCATGATGGCGCATCTGGTCGTTTTTACTGACTTCGATTTCTTGATTTCGCTGCCATGCACCGGTGCTTGGCTCGTGTATCGTGTGCCAAACATCGCCGCCATTGACCGGTTGGGCAGTGCTTGCTGATTTTTTGCCAGTCATCCAATCAATAAACTTGCCCATAGTTTTTACTCGTTATCGGTTTTAGTCGTTGCTTTAGCCTTTGATTTGGTTTTAGGCTTTGGCTCGGTTGGCTCGGTTGGCTCAAAAATCTGATTGGGATTAATCAGCGACCTTGATTCAGTTACCAGCGTAAACTGTGATTGGTCATCGAAATAAATCGTGTTATCTAATTCAGCATAGCCAGTTAGGATTAAGATATTGCCATGGAAGTCACTGACATCATCGATCATACCAGCGGGGCCGTTGGGCGCGTCTTTAATATATTTAATCTTCATAGTGACCTCGTATTTTTTAGGAGTAGATACTAATAGCGAAGGAAGGGCGCTACTAATACCTACTCATAAAAAACCCCAACACATGGTTGAGGTTTTGGTCTGTCTTTAGCTAGATGATATTTAAGATTATGGGATTAGTGAGTAGTCAATATAAGCAGCTGCAATAGTACGACGTTTCTCCCACGTGATATGCCGCTCCGCACGGATAGCAGTCATGTTTTTCTGCCATAAGTTAACCAGATTAGTTGATCCCATATCGATAGTAGCCTGGTCGCTAAATGCGATATCAACGCCATCTTCGTCGGCCAAGTACAGCTCGGAAGGCTTGATCAATGCAATCACTGCGCCTGCGTTTTCAGATTCAATGACTGGTAAGCCGTCCAGCGTCTTTTCTCCTGGACCGTTGGCCATACCACGATAATATGGATTACCAAGCGCATCACGTAAGCGTCCCATTGCACTAGCGCGGGTAGCACTCATAACATAATGAGCGCCTGTAAGTGATAGGTTTTTTGAGATAAAGCTATCGTTCAACGCGGCTAAATCGGCGTCATACTCAGCAGCAGTTTTACCAGTAGCAATGATTTTAGTTGCGCCGTTTAGTATGCCAGCAGGACGGTCATCGTCTTTTGGTTCGTCATCCATAAACGTCGTATCCATCAATGTAGCGGTGGCTTCAATCAAGTCGTCACGAAGCATTATGTCAGTGCTAGGAGAGGTTAGTCTCAACAGCTCATCTGTGCGAACTACAATACCAGCGAGTTTGTGGTGCTCAGTCTTAACGTTCATAAAAGTTGGATTGGTAGCAGGCTTTGGTTTTCCTTCACCGACCCAAGCGGCGATAGCGCCTGTAGCAGCGCCAGGAATTTTTGTATTGAATGGCGCTTTGCGCATCATAGGCGCAAGCTTATCAACGATAGTCTCAGCACGTAATAGTTCAATAAACTCACTAGCAAGTTGGTTTTCGACTATTAAGTCGCCTGAGTTATTCGTATCCAGTACAACTGCTTTTTCAAGCGCTTTAATAACTCGTGGGTCCATACCTTGTGATTTGGCAATATCAAGCGGGCTAACATAGCTACCGTTCTTTTGTTTGATGACAGCCAGCGCCTTTGCTTTAACAAGCTGTGCAAAGCCAACGCCTTTAGCAGCGTGGTTAGATTTTACGGTGATGCCTTTAGCCGCTTCCTCAGGCTCAGGCTCGCCGTCAGCACTAGCGCCAGCCTCATCAGGGTTGGCACCAGCCGCAGGAGTAGCTGAAGATGCAGCTGTTGCGATGTCAGCGATAATGCCTTCTACGCGTGATAGGTTTTCGGTGAGCTTAGCAAGGTCATCTTCGACTGTTTTGATTGCAGCGTCTTCGGTATCGTCAGTCGTGCGACCTTCTTCCGCAGATTTTGTCATCAAGGTTTTTAACTGACCTTTTTTAGATTTGATCGTCGCAAGTAGTTGCGCGCGTTGTTTTTCCCACATGGTTTAATCTCCGGATAGTAATTGTATGCTGCCTTGGTTGGTGGCAACTAAGGTAATAGTTTGTGGTGGTGGATTTGGAGCGCTGGTAGTGCTAGGAGCTTTTGTTTGTGTGGCTGGTACTACTGGGTCGGGCGCTGCGTTTGAAGGCGTAGGCGCGGGGTTTTGAGCGTCCGAAAAAGCTTGTTTGATTTTTTTGACGCTGGTAATCACTGCATCAGGGTTGGCAGGGACGGTGACAGCGGATAATTCGTACCATTCCCACTCTTTAATGTGCAGACCCCAGCTGTCTTCGAGATAGTTATATTCAAGCGGTCTAAAACCAATCGACAAGCATTTGACCAATCCCGACTTGATAGACTGCCAAGCTTCATCAGTACGATTTTTAAGAGTGCCTTCTTCTGCGATTTTGACGATGGTAGCGGTGATCTCAATGTCCTCATCAGTGACAGTCGCATCAGTCACTTCGCCAATGGGTTGATTATGGTTATGCTGCCAAAGTAAGGGAATGGGCAAAGCGAATTTAGCGCCGACCATATCCAAGATGTCGTTATCACGGTCTTGCTTAGGTGTCGATGCAATACCAGTGATAGTGCGCGTTTCTTCGTCTTCGGTTATCGCCTTAACCTTTAGTACGCTATAAGCTTTGGTCATAAGGTTTCTCGTTATAAAATTTGGGCAAAATAAAACCGCCTAGTTGGCGGCGTTAAATTCGTAATTCGTTTGGCTTAATTCTGTGGAGGTCTAGCACGGGTCTTGACTCCATTACTACTTATATCAAGCTCGAGCGTAGATACCTCGATATCATCTTTTTTACGTCGCTTTGAGTAAATTACAATTGCTATGTCAATCGCCAACAAAACGGCTCTGAGTAAACGTGATTTCTTTGTCATGGCATCTGCTCACTTATGAGGATTATGTAGTGGTTTTGGTGGCGACTTTTTATGAGATAGTTCATATTTACTTATAGCAGCCTCAAGCTTGAACTGACTAAGCTCGTATCGCTCATGGTCACTAAGATTGAATATATTTCTCATGATTATCCGAGTAATAATAGAGCCGACAACCAATCCGATGATAAAAATAATAATGTAAATAGCGCTATGACTTAGATAGATGAATATAGTTAAATCCTAGATGTAAAAAACCCACCGATAGGTGGGTTTAGTTTGCATTCAGATAAGTTCTGATTTATTTAAACGTTCTTTCGCCAGCAGTAGCATAATGATTTTTCTTTGGTTCTGGCACACTAGTTTCTCCATCAAGCTCTGCAAGCAGTTCTTTGAACGATTCTTCACGCGCTGCTGCATCTTGATACCATTCTTTAGCTAGCTTTCTAGCCTTTTGAGAAATCCTTTTCGATACACTACCATTATTATCATTAACAGCTAAAGCTTTAGAAAATTCAAAAACTGTCTTCTCAAACTGCTCAAACGTTACATCTTTACTCATTGCATCACACTCCATGTTAATACTTAATTTAATTGAAGTAACTTATGTTGGGGATATCTGCAATACTTCAAGAGGCTAAACAAAAAACATAGTAGGTGCGCCAGTCTTCGGTGGCTCTGGATTCAGGCTCATTAGAGCGACAGCGTTCAACATGCCAATCACAGGGTCAATCTTGGCGGTGCCAGACTCAGCCTTACTAATCATCGTGCCGCTGCCTCGTACTATGGTGCGCGAGTTACCAACACACCATGCCATCAATGGCTGACTTGCATGTATCAAGTGCTTACGCGCAATCTTATTTTCAGTGGTTTTGATGTAGCCCGACATTTTGAAACCTTGACTGACGCCGATGATTTTATCACTGGGTATCTCTACCGCATCCAGCTCTTCTATCAGTGTGCCAATGCCGAGTGGGTCGAGTCCGATTTGGTCAAGCTTGCCGCTGTCAAATACTTGCTTGCACAACTGAGCGACTTGCTCTGATTCATCGCCGATGTTTTTTACAATGATAAGGTCGCCATCTTTTGCAAACCCTTCTAGCGTGGGAGCGATAGACATGCGGCGTTCTAATGCAATTGTGTGGCACCAAGCGCGCGTCCAGACCCACCACGGTTTAATTTGTACCTTCTGTTTTGTGATGCTGTCTTCATACTCTCTTAGTACCACGGGTAATCGACCAACCACTGCAAATCCTAATAGATCATCAAGCCCACCACCATCGATGCCGATTGTGATTACCTCTGACGCCTCAATCAGCTCTTCCAAAGTAAATGGTATAGGAGCGGCTGCGTGTTCCCAAAAGTCTACAGCAGCCCAGCGGTTGGCTCTCATCGATATACCGATTTGCACGTTAAGATGCTTGGCGGTAAAATCTTGCAGCTCCTCTTTACCTTCGTCTGCTGCTTTTTTAAACTCACGTTCCAAAAACTTAACACTGACAGACGCGCCAAGATTTGGATTGGTTATATACCAATTGTCTGGATTTAGATAAAGCTCATCGTCGATGTACTTTTGCGGGAACTCATAGAGTAAGCCTAAGAACTGAGGGTCGATAATCTTGCCGTCACGCACACCACGAGCATAGTCTAGTTTCTGTTTAAAGATGCCAGCAGGCTGCTCATCGGGCATTGTACTTAGATAGACGACAAAACCTTCTGGGCGCGATGCTAGACCGCCTGTTGCTTCACGTAGCATTGATGCGGCGTTAGCGCGTTTGCCAAACAGCCATAGCTCATCGATGAGCACATAGCTGAATTTACTACCGCCAAGGGTGTCAGATTCAGCAGCATAGACTTTTAAAGTAGCGTTGGTGCCTAAATGGGTGATGGTGCGCGTATGCGGCGACACGTTAAACATGGCTGACAATTCAGGGTCTGCGCTAATCATGTCGCTTGCGGGGCCATAACTAGCATTGGCGACTTCTTTGGTCGGTGCAATAATAGCAAGGCTTGCACTAAATCGCTCATTGAGCACTAGCGCAATCATCATGATTCCAGCAGCGAGCGTCGATTTCGTGTTCTTTTTGCTAATCAATAAAAAGAACTCAGTGATTAAGCGTTCTTGATTTTCGGTGTCGTAAGCGCCAAAGATAGCGGCGATAAACTCACGAGCCCATTCACGGGTTACGTCCCCAGCAGCAGGGCTGCCAATCATATCTACCAATATCAATTGATCGAATATCTTAAGCGCAATATCAGCCACATCTTGATTGAGCGGCTTGCATGGCATGAGAGACTCACCAGCGACGATGCGCTTTTCCCAGTCAGGCAAGGCTGTTGACCAGGTGTCTATCATGGCGGACTCTTATTGAGTAGTTTTTGAAGTGTATAGATCCGGTTGGTTATTAAGCGTTGCAAATTTACCGGAGTTGGTAGCTGTTTTGGCGTCGATTTTGCCTTGTTCTTTTTTGCCGATTGGTGCAGGCTTCGGCTCTTCGTATTGGATAGCAATAGTGGCGCAGCTAATACGGTCTTTCATTGACTTGGCTGGGTTCTTATAAACTGTTTGAAAGAAGTGAAGCGCATTCACCAGCTCGGTGACTTCAGCAGTTTCGCCCTCAGGACTTTCACCTGATTCTAAAAGCTTGATTGCCCTGAGTTCGATGATACGATTTTGAATAGCTTCGTTGTCTTTTAGATTCTTCAGCGAGCGTTCTGCGTTCGCCTGATTCTTAGCTTTGTAACCAGCGTCTGACATTGCCTCTAAGTCATCGAGACCTTCAGCGACATTTTGACAATACGCCTCTTGTCTTTTAGTTAGAGACATAATGAGAACCTTTCTCAATTAAATAAATTTGGAAAAATGGAAAAATAAATTTGATATAGGATTTTTTTTGCGCATTTA